AAAAATAAAAATAAACTTTTTGATTTTTGAATGAAGTATAGAGTATGAAGTATGAAATAAAATGTAAAATGTAAAATATATATTAGAAAAATTACAAAATGTAATACAAATGTAATTTCTGTAAAGTTTGTAAAATATTCGATTATTTATTCTATTTTCAGAAATACAGAAAAATAAAAATAAACTTTTTGATTTTTGAATGAAGTATAGAGTATGAAGTATGAAATAAAATGTAAAATGTAAAATACCCTATTTTAAAGAAATACATAAAAATGATCCATAAACTTTATTAACCATTTTTAATCTATCATAACTAACACCATAACCTATAAGTATATCATTTAAATCTCTTATATCTTTCTTACTTTTATAATCTAAATCCAATAAATCACATACAACCTTTTTAGATAAATAGTTATTATTATCATTTGTAAATCTAAAATGCTTTTTTAATTTTCTTATAAATAATTCTTTACCAATCTGTTTTTTATGTTCTTTTGTCTTTTCTTGTATTTCTATCAGTCTATCTTTTTCAGTAATAATATCTTGTATGTCAAAATATTTGTCAGTATATTCGAACTTTTCAATATATCCTTTATTGCAGATAATTTCTTCTATATCTATTTCATGATCTTCTGTATGTCTATCAACATAAGGAGTAAAATAAGCACCATTATTATGAATACAATGATATAACCAATGATGAAAATTGTCAAATTTATAAGGATTAGAAACTTTTAGTTCATAATTTTTTACTTGTAATCTTACCTTACTATTTAAAACATTAATTATCATCTTTTCAAAATCTCTATAATTACCTACACCTTCAATATCTTGGAAACATGCAAATAAATTGCCTTTTTCTTTACAACTAAATATGTATAAAAAACTACCATAAGAGCGTTCTAAATTTTTGAAATAATATAATAATTTATCAATAGCAATATCGCTCTTTTTATGTAAGCAATGAAATTCAACAATATAATTAGCATATTCGTAATCTTCATTTAAAATATCTTCAACTGATTTCATGATTTTCTCTCTATATACTCCAAATATTTTATTTAAATCATTTTTCTCTAAATAAAATATTCCTAAATAAAAATAAAATTTCCCTTAATATCCATACAGAACTTTTTAAACTGAATTTCTAAAATTTCTTGCTCTATTTCTCGTCTTAATCTTATCGCATCAAATATCCATCTAAGTTTGTTTTCTTCGTGAAATGCATCTTCACCTTCATACCAGTCAGATAAAAACTCAATCTCTTTTAAATATGGATATGTTGGTCGTTGATACATTATTATATTATTTTGGATCTGTTGCTCTAAAAAAGACAAATTCATATATAATTACTACATATTTATTTATTCGACGAACGCCGAGGCAGCACCAGCAGTATTACCAGAAGCCAACGCTTTACCCGCCTTAAAAATTTGCTTACCACCACGCTTTACAGCCTTACCTCCCTTAATTCCCTGTTTTGTCGCCTGTTTGCCCGATTTGTATGCTTTCGCAGCGAACTTCTCCGCCGCTTCCACATTACCTTTCTTCGCTTGTTTTGCCGCCTTTTTCAACTGTCTTGCCGCCCGCTTACCTTTTTTCCCAGCACGACCCCCGTGAGTAACAGCCTTATCAACATTTCTCAGAAAATTAACTCCCATTATTATAAAATATATAAAGAAAATTACGAATCCTTATTTTTATTTTTGTCTTCTTCTTCAAATACCAGTTGATTATAATTTCTAAAAAACAGAAACTCGTTTCCTTTTCTCAACGATGTATCAATCAACATAAAATCATGTCTGTGTTTTTCACCCTTTTTAAATACTGCCGCCATTACCTCATCAGCCTGTTTTTTCGCCATAAGCATAAATTCTTCTTGGATTGCATTTATTTCTTTCATGGTTTTAGGTTTGAATAGAAATATCATATTAGCATTACTTCGCAGACTTGGTGCTAAATCTGTAATTTTATGTCCTACAATCCATATTGAGAGATTTTTATGACGACGATTTTTAACAATCTGATTCAATACCTTCTCATTTTCTCTTGTTCTTAGTTGAGATGATACATCGTCTAAAATCAATAAAGTATGTTGGTTATCTTCAACAGCATCTTCGGTAATTTCTTCAACCATATCAAATACTTCTTCACCTAATTCTGTAAATTTTTGATCGTCAGGTATTTTCTCGATAATCTTATCATCTATGGTATGCGCTGAGGGACTAACAAATATAATTTTATTAAACATCTTTCTATAAGATAATTTGTTTTTTTTGTCTTTTGTTTTCCGATTAGACTTCAAAAGATTTACTAATAAATTTGTTTTACCACTACCCGAAGCACCACTGATAATATAAAAATGACTTGTATTCATAAGAGGGTAAGCAATACCAGCACCCTTTTTATCTTTAATACATTTATCACACGCCATTTCGATTTTAGCAACATGTAAATCTGAATTTTCTAATTCTGTAATTTTCATTTAATATATGTCTATATTTTAAGCCCACATGATTGTTGGTATTTGCGGTTTTTGCGGTGTTGGTTGTGGCGTAGGGGGGGGCGTAGGTGCTTGTTGTTTTGGTTTCCTTACATATTTCCTTTTTGACTTTTCAGTTATAGGTATGCTGTGCTTTTCTTTTTGACTTTCCATAAACGCTTTCATCTGCTTCATCGTTAATGGTTTATCATCAGCATCTTCAATTGGATCAGGTTCAGATATTTCAACCTTTTTGTCTTTTTTTACAGGTTTAGGGATTTCTTTAATTTCTCCTTTTTTATTTTTATCTGCTTTTCTTTTAGCAGCCGCTTCTCGTAAGCGTTGGTCGTTTGCTAATTGTTTTGCAGTTCGTTCTTTTTTAGGTTTAGTTAATTTAGGAGGAGGAGGAACAGAAGCCTCCATTTCTTCTTCACTCGAAGAGTCACTATCTTCAATCTCAACCAACATTTCTTTCTCACTCAATTTTTCAACCGGTATTTTCTTCGTAATTTTTTTAGGCATTATATATATAGAATGGATATAAAAAATTTGCCTAAAACCGAAAAAGATTTTAAACTACTGAGTGATATTTGTATGAGTGTTTCAAATGAAACGATACATGATACGGATAAAGATTGGACGCAAGATGATATTAACTTATTTGTATCTCAATTTAACACAGCATACGAAGAAGATCCAATTATAGATATGAATAAATTAGATCCGAATTTTATCTCTTACGAAGAATTTGCTGCAAAATATTCGGGATTTGATGAATCAGTAATTAAAATGCTTTGGGAATGTGAAAATAAAAAATTGGAAGACGCACGAATACCACCTTTAAGAATCAAAAAACAATCTATTAAATTAATTGATAATTTATCTAACCTTACATATATAGAAGATGGCGAGACAGAAAGTAACTCAAAAACAACAAGTCCAACAAATAGTAAAAGTAGTAGTGGGAGAATTACCGAAGAAAAAGAGAAAAAAGAAAAGGAAAACGGGGAAGAAGAAGTCAGCGTTTAATCTTAAATCTCAACCTGAACCATATCAAATACCTTTACATTATCCGCCGTTTCCTGCGACAATACCACGACATAAAGAAGATAATAGTATTCGTGTTGCAGACATGTTAAGAAACTATATTGGAGTTCAGAAAAATGAACTAAATAGATTACGAGGCGACCTTACGGCATATCGTCAGGAAGCACAGACAGCATTTAGGCAAAATGTTGCGTATCCTCGTCAGAGTATAGATTTAGGACGAGTAAGTGATCCAAGCGAAGATTTTACAGAAGAAGTAAGAAGTGATATTACAGATGCGAGTGTATATAATCCACCAAGTCCGCCTGATGCTCCGTCTGTTGTTTTATCATTACAATCAACACCATTATCAATACCACCTCCCGCAAGTGTAGATGTTTTAATGGAAGTTGAAGGATTTGCAGCAGAACCACCACCATCACCAATACCATTATTACCTGAACCTATGAGAGCGACACCTTTACCAGCACCACCAGCATTACCAGTAACATTACGACAAATGGAAATGGTACAATCAGGAGTTCCGGCTATGCCTCTTATGAGAGAACCTTCTTTTACGCAAGAGTTCGAAAGACCCGAACCACCAGTAAGACGAGGAAGAGGCGGACGAAGACCCGGCGCAGGAAGACCTCGTGGAGATTTTAAATCTAATACAGAATTAAGACAAATATTAAAAAATGAATATGGTATTGTAGGGACGAGTAGATTATCAACAGACGATTTAAGAACTGATATAATAAGAGCGAGTGGTAATCGTGACATTATTTATAAAGATTAATAAAAAATAATAATAAAATATATATGGTAAGTAAATTGTTTATTATTATTTTATATAGAGATTTTGCACGAGAAAAAATTAGTTATGTCGGGTTATTCCCGAACAAGCAAGAAATATTAAATCGTATTCCGATTTTGTCTTATAATGATCTAATCTATAAAGAGAAAAAGTATAAAACACCAAAAGCGCTTTTTACA